ATCTTCTTTCCCACCATATGGATTTTCAATTTGGTAAGGATTATCATTTTTGTTGGCGTAATACGCTCCTTGATAGGAAGTTCTATTAACTGTTATATTATTTAATGCACTGCGTGTTAAATCTAATCCCCTTTGTCTGTATTTCAAAGCTGTATCTCGAATATACATTGCTATTCCAAAAGCCATTACCAAGTCATCATTATATCCTTGTTGTGCTTCTGCTCTACCATTCTTCCAGATGAAGACTTTCATTTCCTCTATCAATCTTTTTGATTGGATAGTTACAGATTTTTCGGAGATATATTCTTGAAACTTACCTACCACCATAGGGCGGGTACGAGCCGACATTGTAAATCCTGCTACTGCTTTTGAGGTATCCATATATTTGTCAAAATACGAATCAGCATTTGCCTCGGCACGGGGAGAATAATAGAGATTGGAATAATTTCTATCTATTGCTACTTGTATAGTTGCCCATCCAATATTAGCATTTTCTATCACTAGTAATGCTTCGTTATATTCTGTAGCTATACCTACTAGCAAATGTCCAAATTCTTTTGTTCCAATTTGTCCCTTGTATTCGGCTACTTGTACGTTTGATTCTACATCTATAACGTGGAATGTAGAGTAATCTTTACCATCCCCACGAGCTACGTCAGCCACTACTATATAACTTCGAGTATAATCTGGCGATTCCCATACCCATAAATTTTGGTCTGCACCTCGTTTTTCTAGTGGTTCTTTAATATATGTTTTTTCGTAGTATTCTAAATATTCATTATAAAACACAATATCTCCAGAGGTAGAAAAATCACAGTCACATTCTTGAGCCGCTAATCTAGGATCACCTAACAGTTCATCTTGTCTATCTCTCCATGTTTGGTCTCGTTCTGGATGAACCATCCATGGTAATTTAATAGGAATAAAATCGTTTTCTGCAGATTCTGCTTTAACCCATGTTTGATGGAACCAGTTTCCAGTACCATAAGGGGTAGATAATACAATAGCACCACCACCAGTTGCTAGGGTTTGTTGAGCGGAAGCCCATGTTTCACCAATATTTTCGATGAAGGCTGCCTCATCTATTATTAGCAAAGATACTGCTTCTGATCGTGCGGAATCGGAATTTGAAGATTTAGCTTGTATTTTAGATCCATTAACTAGTTGTAGTGACAGTTTATTGTTTTCTACTGCATCTACTTTTAACCACGAGGGTAAATTTTCCCACATGAATTTTACTTTAGATACTATATTACGAGCAGTTGCTTGAGTAGTTGCTAGAGCTAGTACGTTTTTATCTTTATGAAAAAGCATTAACCACGTAGCATATCCTGCAGCTAAAGTAGAAATACCTAGCTGACGGGATTTTAGTAGAATAGTATAGTCGTGTTTTTTGAATAGGGTAAGTACCTTTTCCTGGAATGGGTATAGGTTAAATTGTATTCTACCCCTTTGTGGATGTTGGATATAACAATATTTGCGCATAAAGTGAACCGGATCTTGGGAACACTTTATATATTCTTGTTTTATTATTTCCTTTATATTAGGATTGGACATATTATTTTATTTTAAAATAAATAATACTGCCAATATACCTAAGATTCCTGTACCTGCAACCATTTTATTTTTAATTTGTGATTTTTTTAAATCGTTTTGTAATCTATTTGATAATTCTTGAGATAAAGCTAACTGTTCAGATCTAGTATCTATAATAGATTTATAGTTAAATATCTGGGTGTTTAGGTTTGTAATGATACTATCCTTAAATACAATTTTCTGTTCTAGTAATTTAACTTTATCTTGTGTAAGGGATAGTTCTTGTTTTGTACCATCTCCTACTATAAGATCTTTAATTACTAGACGAGCTATTGGTTTTTCTAAGCGAATCAAAGTAGAATCGATAGCGGTTTGTGAAAAACTCTTTGAGCTCATCATCAGTATAGCTATCAACACTACTAACTTTTTCATTAACTTCATTTCTTAAGGTATTTATACTATTATCTTTTAAATCAAGTTCTTGATCCAATTTAGATATTTGTATGTTTAAGGTATCAATTTTCAAAGACAAATCATCGTTCACATCTTGCAGCGAATCGACCTTTTCATCTAGCTTTTCAATTTTTAAATTATATTCTTCAACGTAATCTTCTTTTTTGTTAAAGAAAAATAAAATAAAAATACAAACTATTACTACAACTAATATATTGAAATATTTCACTTTATTTGTCTAGAATTGCCTCTAGTTCTTTTTTAAGTTTAGTTTTTTCTTTCAAATCAGCTACAATTTTTTCTTTAGCAGCACCTTCAGCTTCTTTGTATTTTTTAGCTAAAGATTTCATTTCTCGGGTTAATATAGCTAACTCATCTTTTGCTTTAGCCACACCTTTAGTAGCTTTAGCATCTTTTTTCAAATCTGATTTAGATGGTTCTTTGTCTTTATCTCCATCTTCATCCTTGGATTTGTACCAATCATCTTCTACTTCTACATCATCTTCTTCCTTTTCTTCAAGTTTTTTAACACTTGTAATATTAGGATTTTGTTGCTTAAATTTATCAGCTTCACCCTGAGATTTGAAAGAAGAAACAGTTTTGGTTCCAGTTTTCCCAGTTAGCTCATATGCTTCTGCTTCAGATAGCGCTTCAACAATTTGCTCCTTAATGTATTTTTTAAGTTCTGATTTTTTCATGATGGTATTAATATTTATATTTTGTTATAAATATATCAGGGATTAATAACATTCAGAATCTGCTGTATTCGCTCCTCTGTTGAACCTTTAATAGTATGAGCAGACTTAAGTTTATAAGAATATGATTGCAATAAGTTTTGTATACTTACATCAATAAGATGTCTGTATGTTGAATTAGTTTCACGTACACCATTATCCTCTATTGGCAGTCCTTCAGAAGAAATATAGAATATATAATCATATTCTCCCAAGAAACTAGATGCATATTGTTCATATTTATCTTTATCTAAAACATTAATAGATTGAGCATTAGCTGTAAATGCCATAACATCTATAATAGTACGATCTGTAATTAGATTATCATGCATTAGTTCAGCACAACGTTCTGCCAAAAATACTGTTTGACCTTTTAATGTAGAATCAGTATTTAATGGAATACCTAAATCCCTCAAATATTTTGAACGTTCAGTAGCAAATTTATATTTTTTAAATTGCGGTAGTTGTTGCAAAGCATTTACCAATGTAGTTTTTCCTACACTCATTGTTCCTGTCAATCCTATCTTCATATTCTTATTTGTTTAATAGCCAACTTGATGATTGAACTTTAGCTCCCAATCCATCAATCAATTCTATTTCATTGTCAATGCAAACCTGTGTTTCTGGAATAGTATCATTATTTTGATCACCACCGTTTGCAAATGCTAGTTTATATTCTCCACTGTAAATATCCGAAAGATATTTCAGGGTAGCACATTGTGTTTTGTCTTTATCAATAGAAATCATACAATTATCTACAATCCTCAAATTACGGATGATCATCAAACGTTCCATCTCATCTTGGAATTCTTTAGACCCCTTTAGTTTCCGTTGGTGATCAGAGTTAATAATTACAAATAGTTTGTGATTATAACCTTTTGCTCTATGGAACAGTTCAAGATGACCCTTATGGAGCGGGTTAAAATACCCGCTCACTATAACCATTTTTTTCATACGTTTAGTTACGATAACCGTCTTCCAATTGTGATTTCATTGATGGATTTTTGTACCACGGTAAACCTTCTTGATCTCTATGAGCTTGCTCAAATTGTTCTTTAGTGTACTGGATTCCATGAATATAGTATTCGGCTCGTTTTGTATCGCCTTCAGGGATTAAAGCAGGACCGTCCCAGTTATGCAATTTACCATCTTTAATGTGAGCGATGGTACCATCAGCTTTTTTTAGTCTTTTAACTACGATTGGTTTTTTAGTATTGCTCATAATTCAATATTTTTATCAATGTTAAATATACAAACTCTATTTAGGAGTTCAAAATGTCTTCAGCAACATAAATCCCTTGTGCACCACTCACCGTTATACCTCTAGCAGATAATGCGTCTCCCACAAAGTGGACATTGGGGAACTCGGTCAAGGCTAGGTTAGTATAATCGACGAGCGGCTCAGGTGACAAATACTTTACTTCAGGAACATAAATACCCCAGTCGTTTTCAAGTGTTGGAAATACTTTTTTCATATCCTCAATAAAATCTTCAATATATTTAAAATATCCTTTAAATGCTGGTTTAATAATATTTTCTAATTCTCTAGAACTAAATGCAACTGCAGATACTGTTTCGCCTTCAGAGGTTAAAGATGGACGTCTAGAAGGAGAATAGTATAAACCTGTTCCACTAGTGTTTACATTGGATACTAAATTTCTAGACCATTCAAATGGATCTTCGATACCTGGAATTTCCATCAAAATTCCAAAATTAGTCATATCGTTGCGGAATTCCTCGCCTTTCTTAGCGTGACCATTGTAGCTCACATTCCCGTATGTTTCCTCTACTGCTACATAAGCAGCGTTGTTATTTGTGCAGAATGAACGAAGCGAAACACCCGTGTCCTCAAATTTACGATATAGTTTAAAATCGTAAGACACGTCAATTAGTTTTTGAAAGTGTTTTTGTGGTGCTTCAAATCGAACACCAATTTGTACTGGTTTTGGTTCATCTGGTAGATTATATTGTTGAGCTAATTCTTGAGCAAAATCAATACCTGATTTACCTACTGCAAATATAAGTGTATCGTATTTTAAATCAGCATTGTGGGTATAAACTCTGTTATTGTTAAAATCAATATCTTCAACTTGAGTTTCCCACTCAAATCTAACACCTTTATCAACTAAGTATTGATACCATGCTTTAGCAATTTCATGTAGGAAATTGGAACCAATGTGCCATACAGGAAACATTCTCAAGCCAAAATATGGTTTGATAAACTCGGGTTCCTCTTGTGGATCCGAACAAAAGATTTCTTCTGGTTTAGGGTGGAAACGTCTAAAGTTAGCAATTACTTGATCCATCAATTCCATTGCTTTATCTC